CGTTAAGCACTGGCCACTTTTGAACATGCCAGTGCCAATAGCCTCCCAACGGTATATGCCTACCGTCGAATTTGCGTCTTTTGTTGGCACATCTGACGAAGCACTCCAGGGTGAAAAGCCCCTGTTCCAGGCGTCTCCTAGTGTAAGACCTGGCTTCTGCTCCTGCTTGGATAAGTATCACCCATGATTTGAATGGACCCCCCAAACTCCCCATGAACACAAACATTTTTAGGCCGCGCGATGCAACGCTATGCCATGACAAAACTACCTACATAATTCAATCGAACCTTTCACTACTGATCTTTCTTCTTGTCACCCTGCCAACCACATGGGTCTACTGGATCAGCTCTACCGAAAATCTCACCGCGCACTTCCCTGCATGCCCCACCCTGGTGCCGTTTGTGCATCCTATTTCCATCCGTCTTTTCTCATTTGATCTTGCTTGCTCAGCCACTCCGATTGTGTCGAAGTGTATGCGCGACACCATCACGCCTTTACCATTGAACTTGCTTAATAAGCCTTCTGCTTCTACGCGAGCCTTCTTTTCTCACGTCCATACTGCTTGGCACACTGAGACTTGTCGGCCAGCCAAGCGCGAGTTCATTGTTAACCCCGAAGACGATTGGCTCGACCAGCAATGGTCGGTCCTTTGGCAATGGATGAAGACACCCCCCCGATTTCTCGATTTCGGACAAGACTTTCTAAGTCTCGCGTGGCGCGCCTCTGCTTATACGTACTACCGTGAATGGTACATGCGCTTGATGGACTGTGATTTCCCCACATCCCCAGACACGTTCTGGGTCACCAAACCACAGTGCACACCTACAGAATTGGCCTCTCCGATCTCCTGGATCATTCGCCGAGTTTGTATTATCATCTTTTGCTTTACACACCTTCTAATTGTTTATTATGGGATGGCCACTAATTCTTCTGCTACCATCCCTTTTGCCTACTATCCTTATGGTCCTCCTGGTCCCATGGAAATCCGAGGTCGAGTGTATGATACTCCCGACGACTACCATGTCACCAGGCGCGGTTTTACCGTGTGGCTGGGCCCTCTACGGTGGGTTGTATTCAATTGGAAAGACGGGTTCTTTCTCTTGTTTCCTTTTAAGTTTGAACTCCGGCCCAACACGTGGACCACCATCTATACTGATTTCGTGAATATTGTTGACTTTCGCACGTTCAGTTCACAGATTCTTCCACGCCACGTGTTCTTTGCAATATATGATGCTAATAAGAATTCCAAGAGTCAATCGAGGGCTCACGACATTTCTCTTACGGTCAAGAGAGTTATGCCGCCGATCAAAGATGAGACACCGCAAGAATACAGTGTCCGCACTTACCTCATCTCCGATCTTCTGTTTCGCTGTCTCGATACTGATATACGAGATTTAACTGGACAGACAGCACCCACGTATACGTGGGAGACCACACTGGGCGGCGTTTGCCTGGACTCTAATGTAAGAGTCGGCTCGTCGTCCCACCCCATCAGACCACCATATCCACCAAACGTCCAACCAGCACGGAATCCGGCCAATTTGGCTGCTGCGTGTTACATGCGTCACTCCCTCGTCGCCCCCTCAAGGGTAGATATTCCATCCGAGTGGCGCCAATACATCGACGAATTTATCGGTTTTGTTAGAGAAGATGCCGATTTACAAAGCGTGGAGCCATGGAAGGAAGAAATGGTTTTGGAAGAGATGTCCAAGCCCATCCAAAAGAGGAGGTTCCTCGACTACCTTAAGTTCCCTATCCAACTGATCGGACGACTCTCATGCGATATGATTTTGAAGACGTCTGACTTTGTTTCTCCATCCAGCGCCCCGCGGGTTATTTACCCAATGGATGCCACCCATCTGGCTGAAACAGCATGCATTACTAAGGCAGTCAAGGAATCATTTCTGAAGTACACACATTGGTATACGCCTGGCATGGACCCCGCTGAGGTCTCGCAGGCTGTCTACGACTACGTCAATACCCATGGCGAAATCGTCGAATCGGACCTCTCCAAGTTCGATGGTACCATCACTCCGGAATTGAGAGTGTTCGAAGCGTTGTTTTACGACGCGCTATGTCCCCGTACCGGTAATTCGGTCCTGCGCGAGTTTCGCATGGTTGCGAAAGGCATGGCACTAGAACACCCTCTTGACGGCAGCCGAGCTTCTGGATCGTCGTTTACTACTGATGGAAATACTGTCATCACCGCGTTTGTTGATTATGTGACGCACCGACAGTCCGATCCTCCTGAGATATCACCCAGAGAAGCCTATGATAAGATAGGGTTGCATTGTGGAGACGATGCTATAATGTCTGGCAACATTGAAGCAATAATCAGTGTTCACACTCAGGCCGGGTTGAAGATAAAGGCAAAGAAGATTCCCGAAGGTACTCCAGTATCGTACCTAGGTCGAGTCTTCCCAAATCCCTGGACGTCGACGACGTCCCTCCAAGACCCTGCCAGGTTTTGGCCTAAGATAGCTGGCGTGTATCACACGGGTGTAAATCCTAAGTGGGTCCTATGTGAGCGCGCTAATGCTTTTCTTCTAACTGATCGACGCACGCCAATTTGTTCGGCGTACTGTCGCGCCATTCTTCGAGTGATTGGTCCACAAGTTAAATACGTAGTTAAAGACGGCTTTCGTAAGTGGTTCGAGCACAACAACACGGATCTTTCAATCTTCAACACATACTTACAAGATCCCGAGGACGACGCCATGCTGGCAGCCTATGAGAACACGGTTCTGCACTGTGACTCCAACACCAAAGCATGCGCGGACATCGATTCTATCCAAGATGAGGAAGGACTTAACAGTGTAGAGTTCTGTTCTATGGACTTCTTGGACGAAGAGGATAACCCAGCCACGCAGTCTTTCCTGCGCCCACACATGCCTGTTCAACCTTTGGTAATTCCATCAACTGAACCGTACATTGTCCCAGGGCGCAAGGAGCACCCTGCGATACCCCCCGAGAGGAGCGTCAAGTTGTCGATGCCTCCGCCTCGGGCACGACGGCGTTCCAAACCCGTGGCTAAAGAAACTGTGGTTGGTCCCCACAGTTCACCAGGTAAGAAGCCTGGTCCTCCCGACTCCTCGAAAATCTCGAAAGATGGCCGCGAAAGTGCAACTCGTGACCGTAAACACAAACCCGAACAATCCACGCCGAAGAAATCGGCGCCACCGAAGGCAAGAACGTAGCGCAATGCGGAGAAGCCCATTGCACGTTCCTTCACTCGCACGACCCAGCAACCACACAACGGCTGGCTCCTACAAAGCGTATTACAGCAGGATGTTACTCGACCCTTTTGCCCTCCAACCCATGAAATTGGGCTGGGGCTGCGCAGTCCCGACTAGCATCGTCACGCTCCGATACACCAACGTGTTCTCAATTCCCGCCAGCTCCAGTTCTAGTTGGTTCGCGACTCCCAATGCGAAAGCACTACTCCAAACTCCAGTCACTGGTAGTTTCTATCTTCGCAACCAATACCCTGATGGGTCGTC